CAACGCTCACTTCCCAGAGCTTTAGCTCCTGGACATGCCGAACCATCCGGCCCTCGATGTCTTCCCATGTGGACTTGATCGTCTGGAAGCCGATGGAAAGCCCCTTGATGAGCTTGTTTTTCATCTTCCGGTACGCCTTTAGCGCCGTCGGATCTTCCATGTCCAGGGTGCCTTCGATGACGAGCTTGTTTTGCCATTCCTTGACGGCGCCCATGCCGATCACTTCGGCAGTTTGATGTTGCCAAAGAACCGGGATGAGGGGATTGGCCGCGATGGTCCGCTTGAACGCACCCTTGTCGATAACATCGCCGCCGAGATCCTCTTCACCGTAGACGCTGGCGATGCCGTGGAATGTCCCGTCTTCGTTCAGTTCCTTGATTTCAAAGATTGGCGTGTATTGCAAGTCCATCATGGCCTCCTAGTTCACTGATTCTCGGGGCGCGCCGCTACTGACTTTCACGAGTTGCGCCTGTTCGCTGACGGTCGGATCTCCAGTGCCCGGGACCGTCTGCATGTTGAGCTGAATGTGATGCGCGTCGCCGCCTTCTACGGGGTCCCAGTCCTCAAGCTCGCGCACTTGATTGATCGAGGAGACTCCGTTCTGGAGCATCGTCGCGTAACCGGCCATGCGTGTCGGGAAATCCCCACGCATTAGAGACGCGGCGTTGTGCTTGGCGAAATATCCGGTCTTCCGCTCCTTCTCGGTCAGGAGCTTGTTGTAGATCGTCTGCTCCCACAGCGTCATCCAAGGCAGAAGCGTAAGCTGGATAAACTCCAGTGCCAGGTGTTCGATATTACTGAACGTCGCGCGCGAGAGGTCGGCGGCCAGATGTGGCGAGATATTGTAATATCGGCAAATCTCAGCGACCATGAACTGCCGCGCGAGAATGAATTGCGCCTTCTCTGGATCGACGCCAAAAGCCTTGAAGTCCCACTCACCCTCAAGAATCAACCATTTATGCGCATTGTCAATCGTGCCGTATGTCTTTTCCAGATCCTCGCGGAACTGCTTCCGCGATTCACTCTCGGCAAATGGAATCTGTTTCTTCAAGGCTCCCGCCGGCATCCCGCCGCGCGCAAAGAACAGCGCTCCGTACTGTTCAAGCGCCAGTGCGAGGCCGATTGCTTGCTTGCCATTCTCTATGGCGCCCATCCCGCCGATACCGTCATCGCTAATATTCGACAGATGGAAAATATCTTCCGCCGGGTACAGCACATCCTGCCCGTTCTTTGTCCTGACTTTGTAGGTCAATGTGCCGTCATCTGTCATGTTGGCCGTGACGCTAGACGGGTGGAGCAAATAGAGACCGACGACCGCGCCGCCATCGCTTCGCCTAACGATTCGCGCGTATCCATTGCCGTAATTCAGGGCGTGATGTGTCAGTGTGCCACGGAACCGCTGGGCGGTCTGGTAATTATTCGGCCGCTTCTGGAGAACCTCATAGAGTGGGTTATCTGTCGCGGGTGTCGTGCTTGATCCCGTCCGTTGCAGGAGCGGTAGCGGCATCGATGCGATAGCTTCCGTAATGGCTCGCGTGCAGACCCAAACGACGGAACATTTCATCGCCTCGTCGACCGTGATCGACTTGCCGGTGTAGGATGGCCCACCGCCGCCAAGAATCTGATACAGGTTTGCGTAGCCGTTTCGCGCGTACCAGGAAATCGAAACGGGATCGAAGCCGATTCCGGTGGACTTCAGTAGGAGCGACGTAGTTTTGATTGCGGCCCGCTGTAGAATATTCATACGACCATCAACCTTGCTCCGTGCGAGTACGGGTCTACAATCTCCTCGCGGCGCATCCAGTGACTTAGCGCGATCATCGTGGCAACCGGCGCGTCGATCTTATTGACCGCGCGCGCCTTCATCGGGAATACGTCGTCCTTTGCATCGATCTTCGCCGCGACGTTGCCCATCATCCAGGTCATCGCCGGATTGCCGTCGTGCCGGATCTTGCCGGCGATGATGAGCGCCCCGAGTTTCTTCATCGGTTCCGAAAGGCGCCCCCGATTCTGGGGGACATCAACCATCTCCAGGCCCTCTTTCTGCATCCGGGTGGACATTTCGGTGGCCTGATTCGGGTCGTAACAGACGGAAAGAAGCCGAAAGTCCTTCCGGTCCTGAAGCAAATCCTGCTCGATGAGTTCGAAGTCGATCACGTTCCCGGATGTGAGTTTCAGGATGCCGAGCGTGGCCCAACCGCGGTAGAGGTCATAATTCGGGTTGCCGCGCTCGAGCTGATCCTCGGGGAGATAACAGGTCGGAAAGACGTAGTACATGCCACCCTTGCGGAATAATCGCACCCGCGCCGCGACGTCGATCTTGCTGGCGAGATCAAGGCCGACCATGCACTCCTGGCTGTAGAAATCCTCGATCTTAAGTGCCGGGTCCTTGCAGATCTGATCCCAGGCCAGCATGTTGAAGTAGGCATCCGACGCGCCGACCCGAATATTGAGGCGTTTCGTGAGAAAGGAAGATTGCGAACCGGGATTCTTTTGCGCCTGTTTACACCTAACCTCAAGATCCCGATAAAAAACCGAGACGCCAAGATTCGGATTCGCCATTTCCCAAGCGGCTGGAGAGGTCCAGTCCATCTCGGGATCAATTGTGTAAATAATCGAGAAATAGGACTCGTCTTCATGGAGGCCGTCAAGCACGGCTTGACCATAGGCGACCTGTTCGGCAAACACTCCTTCTGGGTTATCGCCTTCTGTCGAAATAATATAGATAAGGGGTTGTTTTCGTGCGCCAGTGCCATCGTCGAGGACGTCGAAAATTTCGCGGGTCTTGTGAGCGTGTAATTCATCCACGATGGCACCATGGATATTGAGGCCCTCATTCGGGTTAGCATCGCGCGCGAGTGGCTTGAAATAGGCCGCTTGTGATTCAATGATAATGCTGTGGGCCATTGGACCAATGCCAAACCGTTCCGAAAACCCCCGATTGCGCTGGACCATCCGTTTTGCGATTGTCCAGACCCCGCTCGGGCCAGTAACTTGATCCTTCGTGACCGCCGCCGCATAAACCTCAGCACCTGGCTCATTGTCGAGTGCAAACAGATAAAGCCCAACAAGGGCCGCTTCCGTCGTTTTAGCGTTCTTGCGGGGAATGACGGTGAGGGCCTTGCGAAATCTTCTATTTCCCTCATCGTCCACCCATCCAAAAATCGTCGTAAGTCGGAAGCATTGATGATCCTGAAGCTCGATGTTTTTGGTTTTCCAGCGCCCCTTGACGTGAGGCATAAGCTCGGCGAATTCACAGATCCGCGAAGCTCTTTTGTGGTCGAAATGATACGGCCAATCCCGCCGGGTGAGATCATTAATCTGCCGCTGACATGCGAGGCGTACCCACTTGCAGGCCGGGATCTTGCCGGTGACCACATCCCGCGCGTACCGTTCCGCTCGGCCGGCATAGCTCAACTGTTGGCGAGTTGCTCCCACGGATCATCGGCATTGCCGTCGGGTGCCGCCTCCAATCGCGTTCTCGATGAAGGAGACAGCCCCAATTCCTGACAGAACCGTAATTCCTGTTTCATCGCGTCCCGGACATTCGAAAACAACTGATTGACGGCAAGATAGCCGGTCTTTGTCGGGACGACCATCCCGGCGATTCCGCTGCCGCTGGCCGAATTCAGTTCCCGAACCTTCTCCAGATTCAATAGAAGAAACGAATGCACGACGCACAGGCTGGCTAGCACAAGCCCGTCGGCTTCCGTGATGACTTTCATGCGCTGTAGGATTGGCATGTAGTGCCGCCAGGTCCTCGCCGCCATCTCATCGGATGAGACGTAATCCGGCATGGCCGGGGCCTTCGGATTCGGTTGCGGCTCCCGCTTGTTGATGCGCCGCTTGCCGGGATTGCCCTCCACGATCCGGAGGACGGTCGGTTTCGGTGGTTTGCCGCGGAGTCCCATCAGGTCACCATCCCGGCTTCAATGGCTTCTTCCTTGATCTGGTCCTGCCAGCCAAGGCGGACGCCGAATCGTTCGGCCTTGATCTCGTCAAACTTGCGCCCATCGCCATCGAGCGTGGCCTGCTTGCCGGTGAAGTTCTGCCAGCGGTTGACTATGACGTCGACGTATTCCGGGGCGATCTCCATGCCGTAGCAGATGCGCCCGGTTTGTTCGGCGGCGATAATGGTCGTCCCGGAGCCGAGGAATGGGTCCAACACGGAATCACCGACAGAGGAATAATCATTCAGTATGTCTTGGATTAGAGCCATCGGTTTCTGTGTAGGATGGAAGCGTTCTTTCTCTTTTCCGAGCAGCCCGTTGTATTGGAAGCGTTTTATTTTGATACTTGTTCTGCTGATGTTTGTCCAGATCAATTCGGCATCGCCGAACGTTGGCATCGTGTTGTTTTTGTCCCAGACAATCCAGTGCTTCCCTTGTGGCAACAGATGCGCGAAGAAATTTCCGCCAAATATCAGAGCTGCCTGCGTCATCCCGATTAGCAGATCAAAGCATTCTTTTGGAGGTATGGCATCATCCCAACCACCTTGATAACGCCGCCGGGCGATGGGCTTCCCAAGACCCCGAAA